TTTAGCAATCTCTGCAACAAAAACTAAACCTTTGTCATCCTCATAAAGTTCAGTCATTTTCCCGATTGGTTGATTCATATCGTGTTGATATAAATATTTAACTCTAGAGCCATTCTCGGCGATTGTTTTTTTGTAAGCGCCTTTCATAATTATATCAGAATCAGAATCTTTGTTTCCAAAGAATGATCCGTACCCTTTTATGATTCCGGCTTTTTCATCCGCATCGATTAACTCTCCAACCGGAGCCGCTTTGTAAAGAATTGTATTCATATAGAAAAATTTTTGTAAATATACGATTTTTAAATTTTTTGATTTACAAGTAAATTGGAGTTGCTAAATCTTGTCCATCTTCATTAACTAATAAGCCTATTTTTTTTCCATTTCTGTTTTTTATAAACTCAATAGCTTCATCTGTAAAAAGATACCTATCTAAATAAGTTATATCAACCCCAAACTCATTCTCATAATCCTTACATAATTTTAAAAATTCTATCATTTTAATAATTTAAATTTAGTTCGTCAACCATTTTAATCATATCGTCATACATTTCAGGATACATTGATTTAAATAATTTGTTACCTTGAAATCTATTTTCGTATGCGTGTGCTATAAATTCGTGCCATTGTTTATTTACTTTCTTATAATATGAAACTCCGTGACCGCCTCCTATTCTTTCTTTTGTTAATGCTCCAAATGTATCCTTAAGAGATCCCATATCATCTAAAAATATACGACTATTAGTGTAACCTAATTTTTTTCCTATTGTTTCAAAAGATTCATAACTTAAACTATTTATTTCATCAAAGTATTTTTTAATATTACTTTTATTTAAAATATCTTTTTTCCATTTAGAAAATATTTGCTCTAATGGTTTTGCGGCTCTGTCTTTTTCACCTCTAAATATTCCGCGGATTATCCAACCTCTTGAATCTGCTACAAAGTGACCTGATTCGTGAATATATACCGTATTAGTAATGTGTGGAATTGTTCTTTTGTCCATCGAAATAATTCCTCCCGTATGATTGGCACGAACTTTTTTGATGTTTAATTTTTGTATTTTTTTAAAATGATTAAATATTGATAAATCAAATCCATCAAAATCATCAATTAAATTAACTATATTTTTGGGAACATTTGGATTTGTTGCCAAAATTTCATCAATTTTATTTTTATAATTTGTTTCTGTAACACCTGACGCAGCAGTCGCTCCAACATCTGCAACAAAATCTCCTAAACCATAACCCGTCCTAGTTCCGCCACCTAAACCAAAGTTAATGTCAGTAATTTCTCCGGTCGCTTGTGCGGTTTCTTTTGGAAATGGCGCTATTGAACAACGGCAGTTAATTACCTCACTAGCCGGGCCGCTTGGGTCTCCCGGGTACATCATTAAAGCACCCCCAACCATAAACGGCTCATTTTGAGGAACTGGCTCACTTGCACCGGCTTCGGCGTGAGTAGATCTAGTTCTGTCATCAAAAGACGCAACCCATTCTTTCATCATATCAGCCGCCGGGAATATTGTGTTTGCAGACTTTAAAGTTGCAAAGTTCGCAGCACTTGTTGCCTCTGTTCTAACTAATCGCTCCGCTTGAAACGCCGAATACCTATTAAATTGGCTTCTTAAAATTCTAGTCTTTTCGGCAATACCTAAATTTTGAAAGTCAATATCAGTCATTAAATTTCTTGTAACTTTTTGAAGTGTTGCTTTTGCCGTTCCACTTACTAAAGTAACCCTTTCAGCACCTACGGCAGAGCCATAAGACGCAAAAGAATTTTGCCATTCACTAACGTATTGATTCGGATTAACTCCCTTTTTTATGTATTTATCAAAATTTCTTGCATACCATTTAGCAAATTGTAAACCAATATCAGAATATAAATCACGATAAATTTTAAGTAATTCGTTTGTACTAAATAAAAGTTGAAAAGATGTTTGACCACTAGACAAAAAAGATTCTGCTCCTTTATAGTATTGGTTTTTATAGTATCGCCTTACTTTAGAGGATTGCCTTTTTTCGGCCTTATTCAATTCCTTTTCAAAAGCCTTTTGCCATTTGTCTTTGTCTAATCTCAATTAGTCGTCTTTTAATTTGTTTACTTCTCTTATTGCCCAATCAACCCCGGCAGTTCCACCCCATAAGTTCCAAGCTACATAGCCGTTGTCCTTCCAAGGCTCTCCCTTATATTTAGGGTCAATCTTTGCGTTTTCTCTATGGCGATTAAATTGCGCCATTCTTTTAACAACATCTAAAGAAATGTTATCTCTGTTTGCGAGTTGCGATGCTCTACGCCATCCGACCTCAGTTCCGGCAGTAACAACATCACGCCCATATTTTTCACGCCATTCAATCATCCTTTTAGCGTTATTAGTTGCAGATTGAGGATAATTATTATAACTCTCGGCTTTTTGTGTTGGCTTTTGTTTTGAACTCATTGGGTGCTCAGTAGGTAGCAAATCTGTATCGTGTTTACCGCCTCTAAATTTACCATTTCTTAAAACGTATAAAAAAGAATTTACTCTACCCATTGCCCATTGCTCAGGCGATGAAACATTTGGCCTAACCGATTGAGGATTTGTTCTGTATGCTCCAACTCCTCTTTCATAAACCTTAAACAAAGTTGATACTGTTGTTTTTTTGGATGCTACATTATTAACTTCCTCGTTATGATCATCAACCTTATTTTGTAAAGCCGTTTTTAATTTGTCGGAAATTTTAGCTTTTTTTTTTAAATCAACGTCCTCAAACAAAAACTTGTTTACGTCTACATCTATTGACTCAATAGGTAAATCAATATCACTTGGAGTTGTTGGAATTAAATTAGCCGGAATAAAATAATCGTCTAATTGAGTATTTTCCTCATCTTTTCCGTAGTTCATTGCAGAACGCTTTTCGTTTGGCGTAATCCACCACGCTTTAGACAGTTGATCAACCACCTTTTCAGTTTCCTCTTGCATTTCAGGAATTACAGAAAAATCAAACTCAATACAAAGTTTGTCGCCATATTTAGGCGCTAACCATCTATTTAATTCGTCTTTAATTTTTATTAGTTCCGGGATAACTGCGTTTTGATACAATGCCTTTTTAGCCTCTTTCATATTGTTATAAGAGGATGATTCAGTATTGTTTAGTAATTGTACCGGTACATTGTAAATATTGCATAAATCTTTTATTGAGGCGTTGTATTGCGCTATTAAAGAAACATCTGTTGCGTTTAATCCAAAATTAACCCAAGACATTTTATTTGGAGTTATTATAATATCTCCGGCATTGTCCGAGCCTTGGTGCTGACGTTTAAATTTATCTTTTAATTGTTGCGCTTGTACCTCGTTAATATCGCCCATCTCTGAAGTTAATAAACCTCTTGCAGTTTGGTTTTGTAAATATTTTACTCCCGTTTGTACCGCCTCATTATTGGTTGTTAATGAGCGCAAACCCGCTCTTAATGGCGATTGTCCGTACATATGTGAGCCAGTACCATCATAGTAAGGATTGAAGTCTTTAATGTGGCAGATTTCAGATGCGTCAATGTATTTTGTTCCGTTGTATTCTAATTTATATTTAGATACCGGCTCCATTATACCATTAGATATAATCTCCATCACTTGCGAAGGCATAACATACAACTCAGTAAATTTGCCAACATTTGCTCCCGTATCAGGGCCAATTCCGTAAATATATCTATTACCGGTTAATTTACCAAAAGCAATTAATTCAGTTATCCAAGCGTTGTAAGATTGTGCCGGATTTGGTCGCTCTAATATTTTATGTAATTCAGTATCTTGTAATTCAACCAATGCGTTTTTTTGCAATAATGACGCCTTTTGTATAGACGCTGCATCCATCATTCCTGAAGTTAAAGCCTTATATCTTTTATAATCGTTTTCGTTTGTCTTTTCATAAACTTGGAACGGAATTGTTGTTGCCGCCTTTGTGATTAAATTTATCAAAGAATATATTGTTGCGTTTTTCTGATAGCCTTGCGTAATATAAGAATCATCGTTCTCGTTATTCCAAAGAACAGAATTACCTAGCCAGTTATAAATGGCTCTGTTATATTGTTCGCTTGTATTTTGATTTTTTTTTGAAAAATTGAATCGGTCAAAGAATGAGGCCATATTTTAAAGTAATATAAAATTTTCGTAAAAATACAAAATTTAAAATTGTTTTTAAACTACAAAAAAGTTGTTAATTAAATTCCTTTCAATAGCGTAGGAAGTTACGTCAATATGCTCATCGTGTTTAGCGTTTGGAAACGTGCTAACTTGTTGTAAAAAAGCATCATTCCAATTATCTTTGACTAGGTAAACTCTACCGCCTTCAATAAATGGCGAGGATGCTCTCGCTCGTTCAATTTTAGAGTACCTAACAAAGTTTGTTTTAATTTCTGATACATTGTATCTAGTTTCACGCCTTAATAGCTGCACAAGCGATTTTCCTGATGCTTTAGGCTCAACTAATATTTGCGATATTGGAACTCCGCACGATTGCACAAAAGAGGTAACAAAGTTTTTTAGCTCAGGCATTTCTAAGTACTTGTCAATGCTTTTAAATATGTAAAGATTGTCGCCACTTTTACCGCTTATTTGTATTCCCGTCGGATCGTTTCTTGTGTCTTTTGTGTAAGCGCCATCAATGTACATTTCAAAAGATATATTGCTCGGTAACTCGGCTCTGTGTATAATATTAAACCAATCTTTTCGCCACTCGCCACCCTCTGGAGGCGACGGAATTTGTAAATACTGACCGCTAAAAGTATATCTATCCGCTTGGCGTATTGATTCAAGTTCCTCAAAAGAATGTTTCTCAGGCCATAACGCATTATTATCTTGATCCAATGCCGGCAACTTCAAATGATGCCATTGCTCCCCGCTTCCGCCGTCTAATAAATAACCGCTCAAATCTTCCTCGTGTAGTCTTTGCATAATTACGATAATAGGAACGTCTCTGTCATTAACCCTTGACCGAATAGTTGTATTATATCTATTGTTTATAAACGACCGCCTAACGTCAGACAATGCGTCATCAGGTTTTAATGGATCATCAATTATAATTGCTCCACCAGTACCCGCACCAAAACCCGTAATTGCACCCCCGGAGGATGTTGCATAAACTCCACCGCCTTGCGTTGTGTACCATTTTTTTTGTGATTGTGAGTCCTTTTTTAGTTGCAGATTCCAAATTTTTTGATAGGCGTCTGAATTAATATATTCCTTTGTCATTGAACTATTATCTAGCGCCAACGAATCGGAATAAGATAAATGAATAAACTTTGCCATAGGATTTTTAGCAAGTGTCCAGGCGATAAACATTTTAACGGCTATTTCAGTTTTTCCGTAACGTGGAGGTATATTAATTATAAGGCGCTTAATTTCGCC